AGCAATCTTTCCAGAGCGATACAAGTATGTATATCCTGCACTTGGATTGGCAGGTGAAGCAGGTGAAGTAGCCAATAAAGCAAAGAAACTAATTCGTGATGGTGCAACAGAGGAAGAACTCATTGTTAAACTAAATGATATAGCAAGTGAACTTGGTGATGTGTTGTGGTATATTGCAGCAATGGCAGATGCTTGTGGCACAGATCTAGAAAGCATAGCAAAATCAAACCTTTACAAACTAGCAGAGCGTCAGCGTAAGGGTACACTACAAGGGTCAGGAGATAATAGATGACTAAAATTTATACTAAGAATGTGAGCGAAGATCCATGGTTGTTTGACCATACACATGACACAAAGGAATGGATTGGTAATCAATCACGCCTTGCTCATGTTCTTGGTTATCAGACATATGTTGATGATGATACTTTGTTTGTTGTTGACAATGGTATACTAAATCGAATATACTTCACCGAAGATTATAAGGAGATAGAGTATGATGTCAGATCAGAAATCTAAAGTTGTTAGTCGTGGTGAATGCACAAAGTGTGGATCATCAGATGCTAATGTATTATATGATAACAATAATAAATATTGTTTCTCATGTGAAACTTTTACTAAAGGAGATAATATGGAACAACATAACACATATGAAAGCCCTATTCGTGGCGTTCATCAGAACCATTTTACTCAGGGTAACTTTACTTCCCTTGGAGATAGACGCATATCGGAAAATACCTGTCGCTTTTATGGTGTTACTACAAAAGATGATAAGCATATCTATCCCTACCATGATGCATCAGGATCTATGATTGCAAATAAGATCAGACAAACATCAAACAAATCTTTCTTTGTAGAAGGTAATCTTCCACAAGCAACACTGTTTGGTCAGAATAAGTTTGCAAGTCGTGGTAAGTACATCACTTTATGCGAAGGTGAGATTGATGCTATGTCTGCATATGAGATGCTTGGCTCTAAGTGGGCAGTTACATCCATTAAGAATGGCGCACAGTCAGCAGTGAAGGATGTTAAGGCTCATTATGAATACCTAAATGGTTTCGATAAGGTTGTGCTGTGCTTTGATAGTGACGAGCATGGACGCAAGGCGGCTAATCATGTTGCCCAGATCTTTGAACCAAACAAATGTCTGATAATGAACATGGCAAAGAAGGATGCCAACGAGTACCTGAAGGAAAATAAGCGTGAAGAATTCACAAGAGCATGGTGGGATGCAAAGCCATACACACCTGCAGGTATTGTTAATCTTGCTGATATTGCTGACAGTCTTTATGAAGAAGAAGATGTAGAGACTGTACTGTATCCCTATGATGGACTGAATGATAAATTGTTTGGTCTTCGTACAGGTGAACTTGTTACCTTCACTGCAGGTACAGGTGCAGGTAAGTCCAGCATGATGCGTGAACTGATGTATCATATCCTTGTGAATACAGAACACAACATTGGCATCTTCAGTCTTGAAGAAAACAAGAAGCAGACTGCGTTTCATCTGATGTCAGTTGCGGCTAGTGATCGTCTTTACATTAAAGAGATTCGTGATAAGTACACGAAGGAACAACTACGTAAGTTTGAAGATCCTACTATTCGTACTGGTAGATACTTTGCATTTGATCACTTTGGATCAATCACAACAGATGAGATACTTAATCGTGTACGATACATGGTCAAGGCTCTTGACTGTAAGTTTATTATCCTTGACCACCTATCTATCCTTGTATCAGGTCTTGAAGGTGAAGACGAGCGTAGAAACATTGACCAGTTGATGACTAAACTAAGATCACTTGTTGAGGAAACACGTTGTGCTATGCTACTTGTATCACATCTAAGACGTGCATCAGGTGATAAGGGGCAGGAGCAGGGCAAGGAGATCTCTTTGTCTATGCTTCGTGGGTCACACAGCATTGCACAGATTAGTGACGCTGTAGTAGCCTTAGAACGTGATCAACAGGCTACTGATCCTGTAAAGTCTAACACAACTACTGTTCGTGTATTGAAGAATAGATATGCAGGTGAAACAGGTGTTGCTACATACTTACTATATGATAAAGATACAGGACGTATGCAGGAGATTGAAAATCCTTTTGAAGTAGACGAAGAACACACAGACATAGGAGACTTCTTATGAGATTAGAACCTATTGCAGGTGCTGTTAACATACCATTCTCTAGACAGAGATATGATGCGGCTGACAGTCCTGCTAAAAAGAAGATCATTGAGTATCTAATATCTAATGGTCATGAAATTCTTGATGCAAAGGAAGATTTTTCTGTTGACATCAAGAGTAAAAAAGCAGATAATATATACTTTAGTGAAGTAGAGATTAAGTTCTCTTGGAAGGGTGATTGGAATCCTAACTGGACAGAGATAAGAATTCCATATAGGAAACATAAACTGATTAATAAAGTACATAGTTTAGATAGTCGTCCTTTCTTTAACTTCTATGTGTTACGTCAAGACTTAGAATATGCATGGCGTATCAAAGATTATGTTGTTGAGCAAGCAGAAGTAAAGGAAGCAAAGGGAAGATACATCCAGAAGGGTGAACATTTCTTTCACATTCCTTATAACAAAGCGGAGTTGGTAAAGTTATGAAAAAGTTAGCGGTAGATATTGAAACAGATGATCTGAATGCTACAGTCATTCACTGTATTGCCGCACAAGATGTTGATTCAGGACAGGTATTTACATTCCATGGTGATGATGTGTCTTCCTTTCCTACACTAGCCAGTCAATACGATATATTTATTATGCATAATGGTATATCGTTTGATGCACCTGTTCTGAATCGACTGCTTAACAGCAACATAAAAGTAAAACAAGTTCGTGATACACTTATCCTATCACAACTCATTGATCCTTCAATAGAAGGTGGGCATTCGTTGGATGCTTGGGGAAATCGTTTAGGTTTTCCTAAAACAGAATTCTCAGATTTCTCTGAGTTCAGTGAAGAAATGTTAAAGTACTGTGTGAATGATGTAAAACTGACGGTTAAGTTATACACACATATGCTTCCCATGCTGAAGAAGTTCTCAGCAAAGAGCATAAAACTTGAACATACTGTTCGTGCTATAGTAGATCAACAAGAACGCAATGGTTTTTCACTGAATATAAAGGAAGCATCTTGTCTAGCGGCAAGGCTTTCACAAGAAGCCGCAGAAATAGAAGAAGAAATGCAACAAATCTTTCCACCTATTGTCGAACAAAGGTACTCAGAGAAAACAGGCAATAGATTGAAAGATAAGGTTACTGTATTCAATCCTGGGTCTAGACAGCAGATTGCTAATCGGCTAATGGAAAAAGGATGGAAGCCTACTAACCTTACACCAACTGGACATCCCATTGTGGATGAAGGAACACTGAAGAATGTGGACATTCCAGAGGCACAAAAGATTGCACAGTATCTTCTATTACAAAAGAGAGTGTCACAGATTAATTCATGGCTGAATGTCGTACAAGACGATGGTAAGGTACATGGTAGAGTGATTACTCTCAAGGCTATTACTGGAAGGATGGCACACCACAGTCCAAACATGGCACAAATACCTGCTGTGTATTCCCCATATGGTAAGGAATGTCGTGCAGTATGGACTACGACAAGCCCTAAATACAAATTGTTAGGGTGTGACGCATCTTCTCTAGAACTTCGGTGTCTGGCACATTACATGGGCGATGCTTCATTCACAGAAGAAGTAGTAGGCGGTGACATTCATACCGCCAACCAGAAGATGGCAGGGTTACAAACACGTGACCAAGCCAAGACCTTTATCTATGCACTTATCTATGGAGCAGGACCTGCTAAGATTGGTTCTATTGTAGGTGGCGGTGCAAAGGAAGGTAAGATCATTATGAATAGATTCATGAAGAATATGCCAGCATTACAACTCTTGCGTGATAGAGTTGATCGTGCAGCACAAGGTGGATATATTCGTGGTCTTGATGGCAGGTTGTTAAAAGTAAGACAACAACATGCAGCCGTTAATCTTTTGCTTCAGGGAGCAGGTGCTGTCATCTGTAAAGAATGGTTACGGCAAATAACAATAATGGCGCAACGAGATTTTAATTACCATCTTGTTGCGTCAATACACGATGAGTATCAGTTTGAAGTTCAAGAAGATCAAGCAGAACGATTTGGTTTTCTTACAATGACAGCAATGAAGCGTGTTGAAAAAGAACTGAGTGTTAACTGTCCATTGGATTGTGAATATAAAGTTGGAAACAATTGGGCTGAAACTCATTAAATAGTTGTTGACATACTATTGTGTGTCATATATAATTATAGGATATTTACAACAGCGACAGTGTTCGCACAGACAAAGGAGTAATAATATGAATGTACTTAGTGGTAAGGCTTACTGGACATCAATCTCTTCACCAAATACAACATACGAACCAGTGTGGAGTGTTGACTTGGCTCTTGAAGGTGAGCAACTAGTTAAAGCAAAGGCTATGAAATTACCTTTAAAGAATAAGGGTGATGATCGTGGTGACTTTGTAAAGATCAAACGTAATGTTAATAGACGTGATGGTTCTCAAAACTCTCAACCTGCACTGAAGGACGCACAGAAGCGTGACATCATTGGCACTCTTGTTGGTAATGGTTCAGATGTAAATGTTGCATTCAAAACCTATGAGTGGGAGTATGCAGGTAACAAGGGCGTAGGTACTGATCTTATGGCAGTACAGGTTGTTAACCTAGTGCCTTATGGTGGGAGTGAAGATGATGCATTTGATGTTGTACCAGACGGCTTTACGTCAGAGAATGGTGACGATGCGTTTGCTTCCTTAGATGACGACATTCCATTCGGAACTGTGTCAGTGGCATCGTAAAAAGCAACATCAACAAGGGAGCAACACTCTTAGTGAATGGTTGTGGTCTGGCTTGTGTTAGGGTGGGTACGCCAGAGTTTTTTGAAAGGAGATATCATGACTAACTATAAAAAAATGATAGAAGAGTATGAGCAAGAAGAACTCAACCATAAAAATAAAATGGTTGATCATCCACCACATTATAATCAGTCTGGTATTGAATGCATTGATGCTATTCAAGCCGCAACTGAAGAAGGCTTTGAATATTATCTTCAGGGTAACATTATTAAATACCTTTGGCGTTATCGTTATAAGAATGGTGTTGAAGATCTTAATAAAGCACAATGGTATCTAACTAAACTAATTAATATAAAGGAGAAAAATAATGACTAACATTGATAGTCTGATACCAGATATATACAAGACCTTAGAACAAGGTACTAATATGTACAGTGTTCAGAATCGTGAATCTCTTTCAAAGTTTGCAAGAAGTATATTTCAATCTGCTCAAAGATCTTTAAATGAAGACGACAATAAGAATAGGTCTAGAAAAAATCTAAGAATGTCACAAGTCGGGAAGCCTGACAGACAACTGTGGTATGATATGCAAGAAGGTATAGAACCTGAACAAATAAGTGGACAGACTAAACTAAAGTTCTTATATGGAGATATCCTAGAAGCGTTGGTTATTCTTTTAACCGAAGTAGCAGGACATGAAGTGTCCGAAGAACAAGAAGAAGTAGAGATAGAAGGCATCAAAGGTCATAAGGATTGTCGTATTGATGGTGTGCTTGTTGATATTAAATCTGCATCACCATATGCTTTCAAGAAGTTTAAAGAAGGCACACTCAGTTCTAGTGATCCCTTTGGTTACATTGCTCAGATCAGTAGTTATGCCGAAGCAGGTAATGATAATCAAGCAGCATTCCTTGCAATAGATAAATCAAATGCTGATCTTACTCTATTAAAGATTGAAGATGTTCACATGATTAATGCAACAGACCGCATTAAAAATGTTAAGAGTATGGTAAAACAAATAGCACCACCTGACCGTTGCTATCCAGATGAAGAAGATGGTAAATCAGGTAACAGAAAACTGGCTATTGGTTGTGTATTCTGTCAACATAAAGATAGATGCTGGTCAGATGCTAATGGTGGACAGGGACTTAGAGCCTTTCAATACTCTAATGGTGTCAGGTATCTAACTCAAGTAGGTAAAGTACCAGATGTTCAGGAGATTAGTCTTGGCTAGAAGACATAAAAAAACATATGATCATGAATACAGATCTAATTCAGAATTTAATACAGCCCAAGTTCTTATAAAAAATAAAGTAGATTTTTTATATGAAAAAGAAAAGATACCTTTTACTTGGGTAGAAGATAAAAATTATATACCTGATTTTATTCTTCCTAATGGTATCATATTAGAAGTTAAGGGTAGGTTCATGTTAGAAGATAGAAAGAAACATCTATTCATACGTGACCAACATGGCGATAAATATGATATTAGATTTGTATTTGATAACCCAAATAGAAAACTATACAAGGGTGGTAAGATGACCTATGGAGATTGGTGTGACAAGCATGGATTTCTATACTGCAAAACTGGAGAAGGAATACCAAAGGAATGGTTCAGTGTTAGAAAAAGACATAATAAAAATAGAAAGTGAACTAATGGAATCTAGGTCACCAGAAAGAACTCTCTTTCTGTGTGTCCTTCTTCAGGCACTATTAGATGCAACTAAACCAACATACGATGGCGAACCTACCACGTCAGTTATAGAACGTGATCGTGCAGTGTCTTGGTTCTTTGCATCTATTGGTGTAACTGCCCAAGACTTTACAGATGTATGTGACTTAGCAGGTGTTGATCCTTCTTACATGAGGGAATTTGCTTTTAAGGTTTTAAAATCTGGTGAAGTAGAATATGTAAGAAAAAGAATTAACGCAGTTCTTGGACATTAATTATTGTAATCTTAATTCAATCGTGATAGAATGTAGATTCGTTTTTTCTAAAGAAAGGAAGCAGGAAAATGAACAATTATTTACCAACAGATTATCAGAATTTTATTGCTCTATCACGTTATGCGAGATGGAAAGAAGACGAACAACGTAGAGAAACATGGGAAGAAACTGTATCTCGCTATTTCGACTACATTACTAATCACTTACGTGATAAACACAGTTATAAAGTCGAACCAAAATTACGTAAAGAACTAGAAGAAGCTGTTCTTAATCAGGACATAATGCCAAGCATGAGATCTCTTATGACATCAGGACCTGCTCTTGACCGTTGTCATGTTGGTGGATATAATTGTTCTTACTTACCTATCGACAACACACGTGCGTTTGACGAAACCATGTACATACTTATGTGTGGTACAGGTGTAGGATTTAGTGTTGAACGACATCATGTAGATAAACTACCATTAGTTAGCGAAGAGTTTCATAATACAGAAACAGTAATCAAGGTAGGTGATAGTCGCCCAGGATGGGCTAAGTCTCTGAAAGAACTTATTGCTATGTTATACACTGGACAAATTCCTAAGTGGGATGTATCAGAAGTAAGACCAGCAGGTGCAAGGCTGAAGACATTTGGTGGTAGAGCGTCAGGTCCACAACCGCTTGTTGAACTGTTTAACTTTTGCATTGAGAAGTTCAAGGGTGCTGCAGGACGTAGACTTTATCCTATAGAATGTCACGACATCATGTGTAAGATAGGTGAAGTCGTGGTTGTTGGTGGCGTAAGACGTTCTGCCCTTATCAGTCTGTCTAATCTTAACGATGACCAGATGGCACACGCTAAAGCAGGACAATGGTGGGAGAATGAAGGGCAACGAGCCTTGGCTAACAACAGTGTGGCATACAAAGAGAAGCCACAGATGGGTACATTCATGCGTGAATGGATGTCACTGTACGACAGTAAGTCAGGTGAACGTGGTATCTTCAATCGTCAGTCAGCTAAGAAGCAAGCAGCTAAGAATGGTAGACGTGATACTGAACACGACTTTGGTTGTAATCCATACTCTGAGATTATCTTACGTCCATACCAGTTCTGCAATCTCTCAGAAGTAGTTGTAAGAGCCTCAGACACACAACAGAGCCTGTCTAATAAGGTTAGACTAGCAACCATACTAGGCACGTTCCAATCAACGCTGACAGACTTTAAATACATCCGTAAGATTTGGCAGAACAACACAGAGGAAGAGCGTTTACTAGGTGTGTCACTAACAGGTATCATGGATAACATGCTTCTGTCAGGTAGGTCTGATCATCTAGGTAGCAACATTGCTTCTACATTAGAATCATTACGTGATGTAGCAGTAGATACAAACAAAGATATTGCTAATAAGTTAAGCATTAATCAGTCTACAGCCATTACATGTGTTAAGCCTAGTGGTACAGTCAGTCAATTAGTTGACAGTGCATCAGGCATTCATGCTCGGCATAACCCTTACTATATTCGTACTGTTCGTGGTGACAATAAAGATCCATTAACACAGTTCCTTACAGCACAGGGTATACCAGCAGAGCCAGATGTTATGAAGCCTGATAGCACGACAGTGTTTAGCTTTCCAATGAAGTCACCAGATACCGCTATTACACGCACTGGCATGACAGCGATTGAACAACTTGAGTTATGGCTACTGTATCAGCGTCATTGGTGTGAACACAAACCATCTGTTACTATTTCTGTAAAGGAACATGAGTGGATGGATGTAGGAGCATGGGTGTATAAACACTTTGATGAAGTATCAGGTATTAGCTTCCTACCATTCAGTGAACATACATACCAACAAGCACCATATCAGGACATTGATGAAGAACAATACAAAGAGTTCTTGACAAAGATGCCAGACAGTGTAGACTGGAGTAAGTTACCTGAGTTTGAAAAGGAAGACACTACATCAGGTGGCAGAGAGTTGGCTTGCACAGCAGGTGTCTGTGAAGTTGTTGACTTAACAGCAGCATAATAAGTAGGTGAACCGTCTTGGACACGCAGACGTTAAAGCGATGTGGGATTAGGTGGAAGCCCTATCTAATCGTCATCACGACAGGTGGCGTTAGGATATATCAGGGCGTTGCTTAACTATATATCTGAGCAGGAATTAACCTGCACTTAGAGAAAGGCAACTATCCCTATGTTGGATGTCGGCATAGGGCGATATATCAAATGCTTACTGGATAACGGTAGGTATAGGGCATTCCAAATTTTATTAGGAAAGGAGATAATAAAAATGACAAAGATAGTAATGGAAAATTATCTAACTAGATTTATTAGGTATCTAATAGACTGGAGAAAAACAAGAAAAATTATTAGACATCTACAATCTCTTGATGATAGGACACTTAAAGACATTGGCGTAGAGCGTTATGCTATTTCTAAACTTGCATATACAAAGGTTCAAAAAGATAGAAATGAAAAACAGTTAGAATTGGATTTAAAGTAATGGTTCATGTAGAATTATCACCAACTGAAATGCACATAGCCAATGCAATATCTAAAGGCATACAAGATTTTTATGGAAACTCTAAAAACAAAAGAGCCATAGACACAAGCCTAACTCAGGAATATAGAACAAATGAAATGGTATATTCTGAAATGTGTGTATCTAAGTATTTAAATTTATATCCTTTCAGTACTTTTGTTTTTGATAAGGTATCTCTGGATGATGGTACAGATTTAGGTGATATAAAATATTGTGGTAAAACAATAGATATTAAAAGCACAAGACATAAAAATGGAAGGATGGTTGTACCATATAAAAACGATAACATAGATGTTTATATTTTAACCATTGGTGAAAAAGGAAGTTACAATATTATAGGCGGTATGTATGCTAAAGATTTAATTGTACCTGAAAGATATATTCTTCCACCTAACTTTAAAAAGAAATCTTATGTCGCACAGCAGAGTGAACTTATACCTATTGAAAAACTTTTGCTTGACATCCGAAATAAAAAGGAGTAAAATATAATTATGTTTAGTAAAAAAAGACCAACAATTTATATTGGGTTTGATCCAAAAGAGGAGAATGCTTATGAGATCTTACGCCACTCAATTATGTTATACAATAAAAAGTATGACATTATACCTATTATGCAATCTGCATTACGTAGAGCAGGTCTGTATAGGCGGTCTGCTAGGCTTGATAGCATTGACGGCAACCGTGTAATGGTTGATGTGTTTGATGGTAGACCATTCAGCACAGAGTTTACCTTCACACGTTTTCTTATTCCTGCTCTGAATCAGTATGATGGACTTGCATTGTTTATGGACAGTGATATGTTTGTTAGATCTGATATTGGAGAAATCTTTGAAGAGTATGGACGCAATGAACAGTATGCAGTACAGTGTGTAAAGCATAACTACAATCCTGATACAGGATTAAAAATGGATGGACAGATCCAACAGAAATATAACAGAAAGAACTGGTCAAGTTTTGTGCTGTGGAATTGTTCTCACCCATCTAATCTAAACCTAACTGTTGACGATGTAAATACAAAATCAGGATCATGGTTACATGGATTTAGTTGGTTAGAGGATGAGGAAATAGGCGGTATCAAAGAAGAATGGAACTGGTTAGATGGCTGGTCACCTGAACATGTAAATCCTAAAAATGTCCACTTTACTACAGGTGGTCCTTGGTTTACTGACTGGCAACCTAAACGACAATCAGATGCAGACTATGCAGGTGAGTGGCAGACTATGCATTCAAAAGTTTTTATGGATAAAGTAATGGGAGATATATTTTAATGTATACATTCGTAACATCCTTTAGCGAAAGTGGTTATCATGAGTATGCTAAAACTATGCTTGAAAGTGTAGTGGATAAGTGGAATCCAAAACATTTTAAACTTGTGGCATACTATCATGACTTTAATATTGATAGTCTTAATCCACCGCAGAGTGACGCTATTGAATATCGAAACCTAAATGATGTTACAGAGATGCTTCAGTATCGTGAACGTATGAAGAAGCATGACGGTACTGAAGGTGGTCAGATGCAGTACAACTGGCGGCTTGATGCTATCAAGTGGTGTCATAAGGTTTATGCAATGACTGAACTTGCATTTGAAATGATGGAAGATATCTATGATGAAAGTAATTGGTTAATCTGGCTTGATGCAGATACAGTTACACATAAACTTTTGAAGAAGCATAGTGTAAAAAGATGGTTACCAGATCAGGTTGATCTTGTACATCTTGGACGTAAGGATGTAGACTATAGCGAAACTAGTTTTATGGGTTTCAACCTTTCACAGCACAACACATGTAGTCTTCTTGCTGATTTACGTGGTGCTTATACTATAGGTGAAACTGTTGCTTATCGTGAATGGCATGATGGATTTATCTTTGAACGTCTTCTAAACATTTATAAGGCACATGGTATGCTTGTGCATAATCTATCTGAACATGCTGCAGGATTAAAAGCATTTGATCAATCGCTTCTTGCAGAATACTTTACACACTTTAAAGGTAATCTAAAAAAGAAAGCTAATAGTATGGAAGTAGCACCTGATATAAAAGGTCCAAGACGTTATAAACAATTAGCAGATATGGTAAAATTTTATAAACCTACTAAGATTGTTGAGACTGGTACATGGAATGGTGGACGTGCTATTGAGATGGCTCTTGCTGCTTTTGAACATACTGATCATGTACATTACATTGGCTTTGATCTATTTGAGGAAGCTACAGAAGAGTCTGATAAATATGAAATGAATACCAAGGCACACAACATGTTAGAAGCTGTTGATAAAAGGCTTGGTAATTTTTCTGCAGCAATGCAAAAAACAAATAAAATATTTACTTTTGAATTATACAAAGGTGATACAAAGAAAACCTTGAAGGAATGTGAAGGAATTAAAGATGCAGACTTTGCATATATTGATGGCGGTCATTCATATGAAACAGTAAAGAATGATTATGACTTACTAAAGCATATTCCTGTTACTGTTCTTGATGATTATTTTTCAAAGGATGCTACTGGTAATCTTCCTCATGAAGATAATTTAGGAGTAAACAAACTAGTGAAGGAGATTGAAGCCTATGCAAAGGTGGTACTGCCTAGTTCTGACGGTGTTCTTGGTGGTGGCATTACACATCTTTGTTTTGTAGCCAACAAGAAAGGTGTAGAAAAATTACCAGATGATTTAACACGTGTACCTATTGTTGTTACACCAAGAGATTCACGTCCTAAAGAAGAGATAATTAATAATGTAAAAGAAAATAAAAAACTTATTAAAGATTTTGACTGGATTCAAACAAGCAAGATTAATAATGAGACAGCAATTATTGTTTCTGGTGGTCACTCAATAGACTTTGATCTATTAAAAGAACGAATCAAAGCAACAAATAATAAAGTATTCTGTGTTAAACACAGTTATCCTAAGTTACTTGAGCATGGTATTCAACCATTCTCATGTGTCATTCTAGATCCTAGACCTATTGATGGCACAAGTACACATGGTGTATTACGTAAGGATCTGTTTAAAAAAATAGACAAAGAAACTATATTCCTTGTAGCATCTATGACAGACCCATCAGTTACTAATCATCTTCTTAAAAAGAAAGCAAAAGTAAAGGGATGGCAAGCATACTCAGATGCTTTACGTGATATGAATATAAAAGATAAAGTTGTAGTTGATAAAGAAACTGGTATTGAAGAAGGCTCAACACTTATTACTGGTGGTACATGTGCAGCAATGAGAACTATTGCTATTGCTCATACACTAGGGTTTAGAAACTTTGAACTGTTTGGTTTTGATTGTTCTGTTGAAGGTGATATGACAGAAGAAAAGAAAAAACAATCTACCGATACAGAGCCAAATAAAAATAAATACATGCAGGTAGAGATTGATGGTCAAAAGTTTTGGACTACTGGTGAACTACTTGCCATGGCACAGGACTGCGAAAAGTTATTTGATAACATGGAAATGGACATGGGTATAACATTCCACGGTGACGACACATTATGTTCTGCTGTATGGCAAGGATCTAAACGTGGAAAAGAAAAACATTACACGGAGTTGTTAGTTGCCTAAATTAGATAAAGAAAGAAAAGAACAGTTCTGTCAAAACTATATCCTGCATCGTAATGCTACAAAGGCAGCGAAGGATGCAGGATATAAAGAAGCGTCTGCATACAATCAGGGATATAGGCTTTTAAAAGAAACTGAAGTTCAAGAACGTATTGAAGAACTTGCTAATGAAATATCAACAGACATTGATGTTATCTCTGAGATTGAAAAGCAGTATGAGACAGCACGTAATGCAGGACATGGTACTACTGCACTTAAAGCACTAGAACTTCTGTCACGTGTACGTGGTAATAATTCTGATAGTGAAGATATATCTGAAGATTCTCTTGAGTTAGAGATAACAAAATTAATGAATGTGGTAGGCTTTGATAAGATGTTTAGTCTAATGGAACAAGCATTCCCTGCTGAGTTTATACCTGATCCATTAGACGAACCTGAAGACTTTGACGAGTTAAGTCCATATGATGAATTACTTTTTACCGAAGAATTTAGTAGCACTACGGACACCGAAACTAGCAGCGACAATGACACCTAGTGTATACTGATACCATTCAGGTATTGTTGCTAATGCTTCAAAGCCATCTGATACAACGCCCCTTCCCCAATCACCACAGAAACTAAGGACAAGCGGCACAGAAAAAATAATAGTAAGCCACTCATCTTTCCAGCTAGATGCAGAAGCATCAGCCATCTTTAGATCCCAATCAATCTCACCAGTAGCTTTCTTCTGCATAACAGTTGCTTCTGCTTTGGCAGTTGCAACAGCTACTTCATTCTTAGCTTTTTGTTTTTCTACTTTTCCATTTAGCCAAGTACCTGCTAAGTCGGCAATTGGTCCTACTAATGCAGTCCACATAATCACTTCCCTTCACTACATAACTATAAACTATACCAATCATACTGGTGGTATTTCATTCTTAACTAATATACCCTGCCACGTTGCAGATATAGGATTGTTATTACTTCCTACACTAATACCACGAACTTCAAGATCTGTTTTTTCTGGTATACGTAAAGGGTACTCAAACTTAAAAATGTAAGTATTAGATTGTAATACAACTCTTGTTTGTTCACGAAATACATTTGTTCCAAAGTCACGTTGTAAAAACCTAACCTGACAATATGAGTTTGCCTGTGAAATAGCAGCTGTAAAGTTAATATCATC